GAGCAGCCAGATGCTCCACCAGTCCCCGTCAGGCAGGATCTGGTGCTTGTGAGCCTTGGTGAGCCATCCCGCCCTCCAGGCGAAGGCGGCTTGTCTGTCAGCCGGGAGGCGCTTGAACTTCTCCCGAACCTCCTCGTCCTTCAGGACGGCGACAAGTTCATCCACGGCGGGACTGCTCTAAACCCTTCAGGACGGTGTCGAAGATGGTCACGTCGGCTTCCACCTTCAGCGGGTTCTCGGCGTCTCCGGCCAGTTGTACCCGGTCACCGTAACGCTTGGGGTTCCACTTGGCCAGGAGTTTCAGGGCGATCTCAGCCTTGGCCTTCTGCCACTGGACGTAGCCGGAATCCACCCGGCCGCCACCCTCGGACAGGATGCGCTCAGGCTCCTGCTTCATGTCGAGCCAGATCTGCTCTGCAATGGCGTCCTGGCCAACTTCACGAGCGCGTGCGATCGCTGCGGAAAGGTCTTCGTCGCGGTTCATCCAATCGTAGACCGTCCTCCACTCCGGGAAGCCGTCCTTGCGGCATATCTCCCTCAATGGGATTCCCTCGCTCAGGAGTTCGCACATCTCTCGTGCGATTTCAGGGCTGTACTTGGAGGGGCGGCCGATCTTCTTCTTTGGCGGCTCTTGGGGAGTTTGCGCGGCCTGGGTGGTATCTACCCCTTGGTCAGGGGCTTTTGAAGGCTTGGCGGCGGTTTTGGTGGCTTTCCGTGGCATCTCGTACTTTCAGAGACATTGGACTGCCGGGGAGTTTAACTCGCGGTTGAGGTTTTGGGTAGTTGGCGGCTTCCCATGAAGCAGGGCTTTTGCCTCTATTGCAGTTCTCGGTTGAGATTGGCGCAAGGCGCTAACCCGTTGCGCCGCCGACCAACACGACTGGGCACCTTGTGCAGGCGGCTCATCGGCGCGGTCTGCACTCCGCCCGAATTTGCCCGATGCCCATGCGTGTTGGCCCCCTTTCGGGGAACCTTGATTCTACTGTTAAGTGTTTGATTCTTCAACTTTTTTTGCTTGTTTTTCCCAATCTTCGGTGTGGTTGATAAGACGAGCCAGGAACTCGTCGCGCTCTTGCGGCGACATCCTCTGCACAGTTCCCCAAATGATGGCCAGGGAGCGCCCGAAGCCTTGGGCATATTGCATCGGAATGTCTTTGCTGTCCGTGCCCGTCAAGATCATCTTCTCAATCATTTCGATGTTCATCTCAGTTACCTTTCTTTAACTACGAAGCCAGGGGTAGGCTTGCGCCCAGTATGCAGACTCGCTCTCGCAGATCCAGTACCACTGGGCTTGTGAGAGGAGGCCCTCCGCCTCTGCGATGGCCTCGTCCAGGTTGATCAGGTCTTGCAGGCTCATGCGTAGATCTCCTGCAGTTCGCGCTCGATGCACTCCATGTCGCAGGTCTCGCTATCCACCCGCTTGCCGTCCATGTCGAGGACGGTGTAGTCGATCTCAAGCCAACCCAGGTCATAGATGGACTCCATGAGGTGGCAGCGCGGATGGCGAGTGACCTCGTGGATCACCACCTCGAACAACTCTTCGCCCACATAGATGTATTCAAGGTTCTTTTTCATCATCTTGCTCCAGTTACCCTGCTCATGCAGTGCTGCAAGTTTAACACGAAGTTAGAGCCTAGGGTCAACTAGGTGGTTTCCCTAGAACGGAGCCTCTGGCCATCTGACCCACTGCTTGACCTTGATGATGGCCCTCTGCCGCTTCAGGCGCTTGAGGTTGTCAGGCGTTGTGTAGGCAAAGGGCCACCAGTTCGGTGTCTGGACTAGCCCGGTCTCCAGACCAGGAGATCCATCAGCAGGATCGCTATGGCGAACAGATACGCCAGTATCCAGAACAGCAGGCTTACGCCCGCAGCGATGCGTTCTTCGGTCTTCATTCACGTTGTCTCCCGAGGATGGGGGCCGAAACCCCCGGTTGATCACTGGTACTTTTTGATGAACGCCTTCAACTGGCGGACTTGCTTGCGGGCCCAGACCTGCTGCTGAGGGCCTTCATCGCCCATCAGAGCCTCGTTGTTGATGTGGCCCTGACTCGGGTTGACGAACAGGTCAAGGACGTACTTGGCCTCTTTTACGATCTGCTCGTCAGGGTATGAATCCACAGCCACCTTGTCGTCGATCGAGATGTTGTCGAGGCTGTAGGCCAATTCATCGATGGCCATAGCCGACTTGACGATTTCTCTCATGTCGGCCTCCTGATTAGCGGGTGGCGGTCTTGACCGAGAACACAGCCGTGACGGTGGTGTTGGCCACGATCACATCCTCGGGGATGTTGCAGACCTTGGCGATGGCCTTCCAGTCCGTGACCTTACGGTTGGCCTCGATCACCGAAGCCTTGAAGTAGTTGCCCTCGAACACCGAGCCGCCGCCGTTGGTGGCGACATCCTTCATCGCGCCCTTGATCTCCTCGGCCTTGGCCGTCAGTTCGGCGATCTGCGCCAGGATAAGGCCGAGTTCGTCAGCAGCCAGGAGAGGGATGTTGTTTGCGTCCATGATCAGTTACCTTTCAGTTACCCGCAACACCGTGTTGCAGTGATGAGAACTTTAACACGGTGTTCAAAAGCAGGTCTAGTGACAAACCCTATGTTTTAGTCGGAATTGCGGGAACGATTGCCTCCAAGGGCTTGATCCAACGACCCAACAGCCAAGTCCACACAGCACCCCCGGCCACCTTCGCCACAAACTGCATGGCGACGATGTGCGGCATCAGGGCGCCAAATGCGATGGTTGGGAACAACAGCGAGTCCACCGCAGCGCCCGCAACATTCGATGCGTTGCTTCGCGTCATCCAGGTCTTGTCGGCCAACTTGGAAAATACCGCCCAATCAACTAGGGCCGCGCCAGTAAACGCGCAGGCAGACGCCACGGCGATCATCCCGGCTGCGGGGTTGAGGATGTAAGTCAGCGCCCCGGAAACAAAAATCAATCCAAGCATCTCGCGGGTGCGTAACTTAATGTGGAGGAAATCTCGGACGCTCAAGTCAAGTCCGATCAAGAAGAATGCAAGCACTGGGGAGATCGCCGGACCAAACTGGGCAACTAACAGGTTTGCGAGAAGCATCGCGCCCACATACGCGACGCAGACAAGTTTCGTAACCATCAGAAGAGTTCCTTTTGACTTTTAACGGCTGAGAGCAAGAAGGCTAACTGTTGACCGATGCCCAGTCCTTCCATCGGTCGAGCCACATTGAAACCATCCATCCATCCACAATAGTTCTGCCCCGCCAGAACCGTCATCTGGGCATCTCTGTACTCTGAAAGTTGACCCGCAACCTTGGCAGACCACTCTCGACGGGCCTGGGCACTCATGTCGTTGAGTGTTACGTCGTAAGGCTCAATCGTGGCATCCGGGTGAATGACACCGTGCAGGGCTGACAGGATCAACCACTTGTCTCCGTTCTGTTCGGCGTATGCGCGGGACTTCCTGAACAGTTCAGACTGATACAACTCTTTTGCCGGGGCTGCAAAGGGTAGTTTCTTGCCGCAACAGGCCACCAGTACGATCTTCTGCGTGATCGCAGCCTTCTGCGCTTGCATCAGGATGTTCTGGTTGTGGGCGGCACGACCCATGTTGTTCTCGTTGCTACCGTAAGAGCGGGTGTCGATACCGTCCTCACGCAGCAGTGAGCAAGCGCGACACTCGCACATGGGCGCGACGATGGAAACATCCTCGCCGGGTCGAGCGGCCTGATGCTTGATTAGACGAGACCCTTCCCGTGAGAACCATGCGCCCGCAGTAAAAGCCTGTTTGAAGTGGCTTGATCCGTCGAACGAATCAACCCTCATTTCGTGCCATCGGCGTGCATACTCCGGGGATGAAAGGCCGAGTACATGGAGGTGTACGTCAGGCACCGCAGCGCGAAGGGTCTGCACGATCTCGGTTGCCATTGCCTTGCGTGCAGCCTGGGCAGCAATTCCACCGATAGCGAGATGCCTGTAGCCCATATGGCGAAGGGCTAAGGCCATGTCAACACGCTCACCAAGGGTTTCACCGTGGATGGTTGCCATCGGCTTATGCGCTGAGTCCACAACGCGCAGGAATTCTTCGGCGTTCTTGAGGTTGATGCCGCGACGCTTCACGTTGTCCACGCCGGGGATCAACATATGGTCTGGCGCGATGACCATAGAACCCTCGGGTGCGTATTCTCGGTAGAGTTCTGAGCACTCTTGTGGGGTGTAGGTCGGCTCATCCTCCAAACGGTATGACCACGCTCCGCAGTCCCAGATCATCTGCTTGCCTTGGGGAACATCCTTGCGCTTGTAGACCAAGGAGGAAAGCCATCCATCAGGCTGAACATCAAGAAACTCCCAGTAAGGACGCTTCTGCCCCTTGATCTTGATGTAGTCACGATTCCCAATCACACCAAAGTAGTTCATTCAGACCTTTCAATTACCTGCATCATTGCAAGTCCGCACTTTAACTCTGTGTTTGAAACAAGGTCAAGCATTTTTTGAAGACAAGAGTTGCTTGGTGTCCTCTAGGAGATCCTGCTCTGTGAAGCCCCAGTGCTTGGGGAAGCCCTTCGTGCCTAGCCCGTGCACCCCAGTCTTCCCTCTGTGGTGCTCAGGACACAGGGGAATGACATCGAAGTGGCTTGCCCTCTTGGCCATGCCGACACCGGATCTAGGGTGGTGCAATTCGCTTGGTGTCCCCGGATAGCCCATCCTGCGGCAGACAGAGCATCCTAGATCAGCCACTCTGCTCATGTGCTTGCGCTCGGCGATCGTTGTCATAGCGTGTTCTTCACCTGCGCCCTTGCAGAACTCTCAAGAGAACGCCAGACATCAATCCTTGCCTGTGCCGCCACCATGAGCCACCGCATCCGCTCCTCCTCCTCGATCGCGGCCTTGATGGCCAAGAGGTGCTGCTTGTAGTCCGGGTGGCTGTATGCCTCCCTCTCCTGCGCGTTGACCGCCTCGAAGCCGGCCACGAGTGCTTCCTTGCACAGTTCGGCCTTCATGGTCTTGCGGTACTCCTCCAGGTAGGTGCGGTTGGCTTTGGCCTGGGCGTACTTCTTCGAGTTGGCGATCATGAAGTCGATCGCATCGTTTGGGTCAATGATCTTTTCGCTCATAGTTCTCTCCGGTTACCTTCACCAAAACATCCTTGTCGTTCGAGCCCTGCGCTAGAACCCGGATGATCCTTCTGCTTACCTTCTCCTGCGCGTCGAACAGTTCGCTGTGGGTGATCCCCGCCAGGAGTTCTGAGTACAGCCCCAGAAGATCCATCAGGGCGTTGATCTCCTGAGCCTTGAGGGTCTTGCTGCCCGTCTCCTTCAACCGATCCAAGGCGCTGATGATGGCCTGCTGCAGGTCTTCTATCACCCCGCCCTCGTCCTTGGCCACCTTCATCTCCACTAGGGCCTCGATCAGGTTGATGGCGTTGAAGACAGCCTGCCAGTCCATCTTCGTGGCCTTGGCCTGCCTCGCGGCTTCGATCGCAGCATCAAGCGGGGCGATGAACCTCAGGACATCGGTGGTGGTTAGCCTTGCCGCCCCCTGCATGGCCATCAGGTGCGCCGCGGGGTTTGTTCCCTTTGGCTTGTACTTGCTGCGCTTCCGCATCCCATTCCCTTAAAACTGCCAGGGCACACACCGCCCCTAGGGCAAGAACCAGATCAACAGCAGCAGCAGCGCGATGGCCACAGCAAAGATGATCATCACGCACAGCCCCAGAGCCTCCAGTCCGTCGTCTTCCCACCGCATGATCAGTCAAGAGATGTCCTCAACCCTGAGAACATACCTCCCCTGACTGTTCTTGCGCCATCCGTGAACCTCCACCCGGATACCCGCATCCCTGACCGCGGCGATGGTTTCCGACTCCTGGATCTTCTTGATCCGGGCCGAAACGGCAGACGCCGTCACCTGCACCGCCAGAACTTCCCCCTTGCGGATGGCCAGGAGATCGCACCATCCCCACAGGTCTTGCCGAATCCGGGCATGGGGGTTCCAACGCTCCACGATGGACACCAAATACCCCTGTTCCCGCAAAAAAGCGAGGCTGCGTTGGGTTGGGGAGAGGCTACTCGCCATCAAACTGCCCCGGAATCCGCCTTAAAACGGCCATAGCGGCGTTTTTTAGCGCGGTTGATACCTCACCCTCATCCTCCTCGCT